TATCAAATTATTTTTTCAACTAAACTAAAACAAAAACATTATGTCTAAAAAACTTATCAAACTTGCAAAAACCCCTCATTTTGACGAAAAAATAGAACAGACCCTAATTGGTTCAATCCTAGTCTCTGGAAAGCACTCAAACGAAGTTATGGACGCCATAACAGAAATTATTGACAGCACAATGTTTTACTTTGAAAAGCACCAACATATTTTCTATTTTATGGAAATTCTTTGGAGAGCAGAAAAACAAATTTCCACAATTTCAATTGTTGACCTTGCTAAACTTGGAGAAATTGATTTAACCGTTAACGACTTACTTAAAATCGCAGCAACGGCCTCATTATCAGCCTCAAGCAAAGAATCCGCTCACATAATCCGCAGAATGGACAGTGAAAGAAAAATTTTAGCAATCTGTGAAGACGCCCTTGAAAAAGCTCAAACAGAAAACCACCTTGAAAGCAAACTAGAAGAAATCAAAGCTACAATTGAAAATTACGAACTTAAAAAAGACGGAGTGGAAATAAAAAGCTCAAAAAAGATGTTTTCTGGTCTTCTTCAAAGGAAAATTGATCAAGCGACCGCTGAAAACTATAAACCAAGTATTAACTCAGGAATACCACAAATGGACACTGAAAACGCTATTTTCAAAAAAGGCAACCTAGCAATAATCGCTGGCCGTCCTGGAAGTGGAAAAACTGCCCTCGCCGCAATCCTAATTGATAATTTTTGTCAAAAAAATCTAAACGCACTATTTTTCAGTTTGGAAATGACTGAAGAGCAAATGAGCGATAGAATGTATGCTTTTAAAGCCGAAGTTTCCCCGACTGTAGTCCAAAATTACGGAATGAAAGGATCAGAAGGCTCAACCAGAATTCACAAAGAAAAACTAGAAATGGCAGAAGCTTACTGGGAAGAAACCCCTTACCACGCCGTTTTTAATTGTAAAATGGACATTTGGAAACTTGCCAAAGACATCAAAATAGCTCACAAAAAGAAACCACTAGACATTGTTTTAATTGACCAATTAAGCGAAATCACCACTGGCAAACTTTTCAATCTAAAAGAGACAATATTAATTAGAGAATATGTAGTCTCAACCTTGAAAAAATTAGCTTTAGAGCTTGACATTCCAATTGTTTTATTACACCAACTAAGCAGAGAAGTAGACAAACGAGATAATAAAATTCCCCAGAATAGCGACCTCAAAGACTCTGGATCTGTGGAAGAAAAAAGCGATATGATTTGGCTACTCCACAAGGACGAAGAAAAAGGCAACTACAAGATTTTTATTACCAAAAACAGAAACGGCAAAATTTCCAAAGTTGACCTAAAATGGGATACAAAACTTGCCCGAATTATTTACTAACATTTTAAAACTTTACAACCCAACCAATATGCCTACCACTACCAACACACTCGCCGACCTCACCGCAATCTTTGACCAACTACCCAAAACTTACCAAAAAGCACTTTTAAGACTAGCTAAAACTATGCTCAAACAAAGCGAGAAAGGCAAAGCAAAATACGGGACAGATATTGACCAAAATACAAATCAATCGCTCTCATACTGGCAAGAACACGCCGATGAAGAACTGACTGATTTCCTAGTCTACCAAGAAAAGAGTAGAGAGATCCAATTGCCAAAAATATCAAAAAAGAAAATATTTTAAACTCATAAATTTTAGGAATTAAATAAACCACAAAACCCAAAGTTTTATAAAAAAAGACCACTTTTTATAATTCTTACAAAACTAAAATGCTCAAACCAAAAATCAGCGAAAGACTACAAAACGATCTATCAAACAACCAAATCAAAAAACTTGATAAAATGGAATTAGAAAACCGTCGCAAAGATTCAATTTTTAACAACCTTTTTTTTGGAGAAAAATATCAAATCGCCTTTATTGCGTCGTTAATTCGTTTTAACAATGCACCGATAAGGGCTTTTTTAGATAGGTGCGAAAGAATAGAAGAAAAACATCCAGACTGGACATTATCACAAATAGTCAAAGCAGCAGAATTTGGCAAAGGAACTGGACCAAAACCAAAATATGAATTGCGACCAGAAAAAACTAAAAATCTCAAATCAAAGTGGGGGAAATTATCATAAACTTTACACGCCGTATTAAAAAAGGTATTGTTAAGATATGAGACTAGCAAACCCAAGACACGAGGCTTTTTGCCACGAATATAGAATAAATGGCTTCAATGCTAAGCAAGCCTATAAGACCGTGTATAAAACAAAAAACGACAAGACAGCTGAGGTTAATGGTGATAGATTGCGGAGTAATGCGGAGGTGCAGGCTAGACTTGCCGAATTAGCTGTTGAAGATAAGGAAAAATACGGTATAAACATTCAAGAAGTGGTAGATTCAATCAAAGAAACAAGAGCATTAGCAAAGTCTCAAAGTGATTTTAACGCCTCACTAAAAGCCGATGATATGCTTTTAAAAGTTAGCGGTGGTTATGCTACTGAAAAAACTAAAATAGATCATCAATTCCTTGACAAAAACGGCGAGCCAACCGAGCCACCAACTACAACTATTAACAAATCTTATTTCAAAAAAACAGATGTTTAAACTTGTAATTGACCTACTACCAAAACAAACCATTGCTTGGGATTATTTGGAAAGTGGAGAAATTACCGAACTTGGCTACGGTGGAGCTGCAGGAGGTGGTAAATCTTACCTTGACTGTTTTGTTGCCCTTTTTGTTGCCAAAACATTTCCCGGATGTAGAGTAGGACTTGGCAGGAAAGAACTCAAAAACCTTAAAGCTACAACTTTAACAACCTTTTTTAAAATAGTTAGTGAACAAAATCTAAGAAATTTTATAAAATATAACGAGCAGAGCGGAATTATCTATTTTGCTAACGGCACACAAGACCTAAAAAACCCTTTTGTCGGGGGAAGTGAAATTGTTTTGATTGATACAGCACACCAGCCCAGCGACCCGCTATACACAACGCTAGGGGGCAAAGAATTAAGCGGAATGATAGTTGACGAAAGCAATGAAAGTCCAACGAAAGCAATAGAAATTCTTAAAACCCGTGTTGGCAGGTTAAATTGGCGACCAGAATGGAAAAAACAACTGGAAAAATATGATATGTTTAGGATTTGGGATGATGGGAAAAATCAAAACGGCGAAATAGTCCGTGATCCAAAATGGATTTTAAAACCTTTTTTCTTAGAAACTTTCAACCCAGACAAAGGGCGAGTTTATAATGATTTCTATAAACCTTTTAAAAATGGAACTGAAAAACCTTATAGGAAATTCGTGCCAGCTTTGCCTTGCGACAATCCACACTTACCAAGTCAATATATTGAAAGTCTAAAACGATCAGATAACATAACCAGAGAACGCCTTTTGTATGGTAATTTTGACTACGACGACGACCAAGCTAAACTTTTCAATTATGACAAGATTTTAGACATTTTCACAAACTTTGTAGAAAAGAAAACCAATAAATACATAACTTGCGATGTTGCCCGAATGGGTAGAGACAAAACAGTGATTTACACTTGGCAAGGTTGGAATGCTTTTGAAAGATTTGAAATAAAAACATCCGCTCTAACAGAAATAGTAAAGGAAATTGAAAAACTGCGAGAAAAACACTTAATTTCAAAATCTAATGTAATTGTTGACGAGGGGGGAGTTGGAGGCGGAGTTGTTGATTTTGGAGGCTACAAAGGCTTTATTTCCAACGCCACACCAATTCAAGAAAATAACAAATTTAGTTTAGAAAAGAAACCAATCAAAAACTATAATCACCTTAAAACTCAATGCTATTTTTACCTTGCTGATATGGTAAATAACTCAAAAATGTCAATCACTGCCCAAATGGACGCTGAAACACGAGAAAATCTAATTGCCGAACTGGACACTGTAAAACAGCACAATATAGACAAAGACGGCAAATTACAAGTTTTACCCAAAGACAAACAAAAAGAGCTTTTAGCTGGAAGAAGTCCAGACGACGGCGACGCCTTAATGATGAGATCTTATTTCGACCTAAAACCAACTTTCAAAATCACAATCCCCTACTAGTATGTTTAACCCAAAAGATTTTTACAATAATTTAATTAGTCAAATATCATCATCATTTGTTGACAGGGGGCACATTTTCCTTTCGCCAGTCTTGACTTGGACAACCTACAAAAGCCTTGCTAAAAACGCTATTATTCAAAAGCTAATCCAAATCACAAACGGGTCAATCAACCAAAACGGCTGGGACATTAAAGTCAAAACTTATCAAAGCGAAAAAAAGAACGAAAAACTATCAAGGGAAATCTACCAAATCTGCGAAGAAATAAACCTTGTAGGGGTTTTTTGGCAAATAATCTCAATCGCCCTAATCTACGGTAATTGTTTCATCATAATTGCTGATAACAAGCCAAAAGTCTACACTCCAGACATGTTTAATATCTACTGGAATAAATACACTCAAAAAGTAGTCAAAATAACTGCCAATATTGACGGGCAAGAACAAGCAACCGATTTTGTAATGGGTGAAAACTTTTTTCATTTTAAATACTTTTTATACGAAAACGAGGGGCTTGCCGATTCAATCCTTGACACAATTTATGTTTGGCTAGAATTTGAACGAATAGCTATTGCCGTCAACTCAAATATGATTGAGCGTGGAAATATAGGCATTGTAATTCCAATTTTTGAGAAAGAAATGAGCGAGGCTTTGGAAATGGAGGTTGCTGATAAAAAGGGCAAATTAGTTTCAACACTTGATATTTTACTAACGAAATTTAGAGAATTATTTGGAGGTTGGCAAAATTCCCACAAAATGGCAACAATGCTTACTGGTGTCAAGGAAATCGTGGAACTAGGCAAAGATAACGACAAAATGCAACTTCAAGATATGTTTGACCGAGCAGAAGCCAAGTATTACGACGCCTTTGGAATTGAAAGAACTACTGAAAACTCCAACCGTGCCAGTGCCAGCACCCTTACCTACCAACTAGACAATAACATAGCCAAAGCGTGGGAAAACCAACTGGAAAGGTTTGTAAATCAATTCTTGTGGAAAAATTGTATAAATCCAATAATGATTGAAAAATATGGCTATTCTTTTGAAAATTCAAGTCAAATCTATTTCCAATTTAACAAGCCCTCTGATCCTGATGAAATTGCCAAAATGACACTTTACCGAGACACTTTTATAAATTCCGCAAGTATTGGCAAACCGCTTTTGACCTTAAACGAAACAAGAGAATTTTTGGGACTTCCCGAAGCACCTGACGAACTTTTAGAACTTTGGCAACAAGCCAGTCAACCAACTTTGCCAAATCAAAACCAACCTCAATTAAATTTTGAGGCAAAAAAAAAATCTCCAACCGAGTTAGCTTTGGAAAGTAAAGACTACTATTCATTAAAATACGATGAAAAAAGCAAAAAGAAAACTCCAAAAGGGTTTTTGTCCAGCTGGGAAAAAGCACTCACAAAACAATTAACTGAATTTATCAAGCTTTGGGAAAAAGACCAAAAAGCAACCTTACCTAAAATAGAAACATTTTATAGTTTTAACGCCCTCAAAAAAGATTTGTTTGTTTGGCTAGATTTTGGACAAGAAATAGCTAGAAAGGAACAACCCGCTTTTGAAAAATTTGCTGATTTGGATTATTCACAAGAAATAATGGACTGGGTTGACAAGCGAGCTGAAGCACTTTTGAAAGGAAATGAACTTTTTAAATCAGTTGACGAATCCACAAGCAATCAAATTTTAGACATCATAAAAGCCGAAATTGAAGCCAAAAAACCAATTCAAGAAATTGTCCAGACTTTGACTGACTGGGTGCCAAAAATCAGCAAAAATAGAGCGGAACTAATCGCCGAGACAGAAGTAGCCAGTGCGGTGGAATTTGGCAGATTTACCCACTTTGAAAGCGAGGGTTTTACCGAGAAAAAACAACTATCAATCAACGACGGACGAGATACAATCTGGTCAATCAAAGCCCAAAATCTAGGCTGGGTAGATATTAATTTTAAATACGATACGCAATTTGGCAGAAAATCTAAAACCTTACCTTTAAATTACCGAGAAAGAGGAACTTTGATATTTAGAAAAAATGAAAACGAAACAAAAAGCAAACAGCCTGACAAAAAGATAATACAAACAGTGGACGCTTATCAAGGGAAAAGAGAATATATAGACATCAATAATAAGCTAAGAAATAGTAAATATGAGCTAATGGATATGAATGAAAAAGAATTCAAGGAAAAAGTTAAGCTTCTTGATCAGGCAACGGAGATAACAAAACTTGAGAAAAATACTAAACTTTACAGGGGAACTGAAACTAACGATTATTTGAAAAAGATTATTGAAAAAGGTGAAGGAGAGGAATTAACAGACAAAGCCTTTACATCAACATCATTTGCCAAAACAGAAATAACACAGAATCAAATAAGTTTTACAATAAATGCTCAAAAAGGGCAAAAAGGAATTGATGTGAACAAAATTAACCCAGACGGCAGATGGGCAGATGAAAAAGAATTTATATTGCCAAGAAATACCAGATTTAAAATAGAAAAAATAATCAAAAAAGAATATGGGGAGTATGATATTGAATTGTCAATTATTAAGTAAAAATTAAGTAAACTTTACACGCCGTATTAGAAAGTTGTATGATAAAGTATACTTAAAATATACTATTATGCAGATTGAAAAATTTAGCTCAGGCGAAAAAACAGGCTACAAAATTATAGGGGCAACCTTTGCCAGCTCTAAAAATGTCAACGGTGCTTATTTTGACCCAATTGAAGTATTTGCTGGTGAAAGCAATAATAGTTTTAATTTTGGACATAAAGACTACTCAACCGATTATTCAAGCGGAACTGAAATCACCAAAAAACCAGAAGCTAAAATTGACGGCAAATTACTCCGTTTTACTTGGGATTTAGAAACAACAAACGAAAACTTTATCAAACTAATTGAAGCTGAAAACTTTGGCGGATTTAGTCCAGAACTTAAGCCAAAAAATAAACCAATCACGCACGGTAAAGAAAGGTTTTACAGATCAGGCGACCTTGAATGGGTAAAAACAGCTATTCTTGGTAAAGACCAAAAACCGGGTTTTGTAGGTGCTAACGAATACGCCCTTGAGAAGTTTGAGGCTTTTGAGGACATTGTAATTGAAAAAATTGAAGAGCCAGCACTCAAAGAAATTATCAAGGAAAACTTTGACGCAACTATTTTGGAGGCTAGAATTGAAAAACTAGAAACTGAATTAAACCAAATCAAAGAAAATTTTAGTCAAAAAGAAGCCAAGAAAGAAGATTTTTCAAACGACGAGCTAATAGACCAAAAAGCCAAATTAGAGGCAGAAATTGCCAAACTAACGGCAGATAAAACCAAAACCGAAATATTTAACTCATCTTTAATTGCTTCTAAAAGTGAAAAATTAACAAAGGGCGACCCTGTTGGAAAAATTACCACCGACGAAGTAAAAAAGAACAAAACTATTAGCGAAATTATACCAAACTAAACTATTATGCCTTCTACTACCCCTACCAAAAAGCTCGAAGCTTTTAATAAAATAATCAATGTTTTAACATCTGCCAAATCTGCCCGTTCCAGTATAGAGGAATTTGCCGAAAATATTTTTGAAGATAAAAATGACTTATCTAAGAAAGTTAATGTAGCAATTGACTACGCCGCAAGCCAAAGTGAAACTTGGAGAGAAGACTTTAACAGAGCCTTTAACCAAGAAATGGGTATTAAAGAAGATTTTGAGTATTTAAAATTACTTAGTGATGAGGCGAAAAACGTCCAAGTTGAAAATTTTGACAAAGCACAAATGGAATACTTTGATGTAACCGCTGAAGAAACTGGATCTGGTAAAACTGCCTTGCGATCAAATAATCTTATTTCAACAAACATTTTGACTGCTGGAGATGCCTATTTTAGAAAATATTCACAACTTTTCAAATATCTTCGTGTAATTACTGGGGTTGATACTTACAGAATCCCTGAATTTGGAATTGAACGAACTGACGCTGCTAAAGTCGCTGAAAGTGCTGAAGGAACTGGTGCTGATGATGTAGCAAGGCAAGGTGATTTGCTTACTCCTGGTGAAGGCGGTCAAAAATTCAAATCTTGTACAAGAATTACCGAATTAGCACTTTTGAAAATGAATCCTGTTGACTGGGGAACAATGCAAGCTAGAATACTTCGTGGACTTGAAAAAACCCTTGCTATCCAAGTTGCTACTGGTGATAATGCTGGTGGAAACTTCAACGGATTTATTAACTCAAATACTGGTGCTACAGCTTTTGGAGCTTTAACTGTAACATTCGCAACTACTGGTGCTGAAATGCCAGCTAACCACTTGATGGCGATGTCAAAAATGCTCAAAGATTTACCAGCAGATATTGACGAAGACGAGGAGGCAAACTATGTTTTCTTAACCAATAGATTTACTAGATACACTCTAAAAGAGGTAATGGATTTGAATAACAATCTTTACACTAATGAGAAGACAAACAAACTAACTTCTTTGATTGACAACCTTCCCATTCTTCAATGGCCTGGTCTTACCAACAACCAAGTTTTGCTAGTTGATTTGAGAAAATACTACATGCTTTTGGCTAAACCTATCACGATTGAAATTGAAAAAGAAGTAAACAAGGAAACCTTTATTGTTAAAGCAGTTGCTTACGCTGATGGAGGTATGGCTTTTGGATACAAAACACTCGCAGACGGAACAACCGCAAACACTCAAAAGAATGGCCACCGTGTTGCTACTCTTAAAACCGCTTATAATGTCTAGTCTATGAACCCTATAATTCAAAAAATAGTGAACTTAATGACTTTTCATAATATCTCTATCGCAGAAATTGAAAAAGCACTAAAACCAATCACTGAACCCGCACCAGCACCAAAAACCACAAAATCTAAATAATATGTTTTCATCCCTCAAAACTGAATTTGCTACCCGTTTGTCAATCACAGACAGTCAACAACTCTCAGTCTTGGGGGACTTTTTGGATAGTTTAGATTTGGAACTTTTGGCAAAGGGGGTGGAATTTTCAAACAAAACCACTACTGAAACAATTACTTTATCAGCCGAAAATAACGAGTATTTGACTTTTTTTGACTTTAAATGGCTACAAAAAAGCCCAGCACCAGTCGTAAAATTAAAAGCTCGTAATTCAAGCGATGAGAAAGTTTTAACAGAAGGAATTGACTTTGATTATTTAAATTCTATCTTTTTGCCAAAACCAATTTGTGCTATAAATTTTATAACTGAAACAATCTATGGATCAAGACTTTTGGAAATCACAGGACTTTTTAAATTTGGGGTAACTTTACCAGTTGATTTAAAATTAGCAGGTCTTGGGTTGGCTAGTGAGTTTATGGCTCAGCATAATTTAAATGTCGCTAGTCAGTCAGGATACTCAAAATCCAGTGTAAGCATTGACAAAGTTTCTTACGGCCTAAAAGCGGTTCAAACAAGATCAAAATCAAACGCTCAAAGTAATTGGAAAAAAGTTTTATCTAAATATGGTCTATGATTGATATTTTAAAAGATTTGCCGAGAATCACGATTAAGTATTTTCAAAGGCAAGCCACAAGCGACGGCTCAGCATTACCAAGTTTTATATCAATTCCAGCTTATCTTTTTACTGAAACTGGAAAAAATGAATTTGGAATTTTGGCAATAGAAGAAAGGCTTTATGTAAATCAAAGTGATTGTCCAAATCTATCAAATGGCGATTATTTCCAAATTGGCAGCCAAGATTACGAAGCAAACGCCGTAATTCTAAATAATAATTTACCCGAAATAAAACCCTTTTTTAGAGTAGAAATTTCAAAAAAATTAAATTAGTATGCTAGAAATAAAACTTGAAACGCCAAATAGTCTATTTTCCAAACTGGATGCGAAAACTTATAATCAGGTTTTGTCAAAATCAGTCAAGGACTTGGCAAATTGGAGTGAGAATAAATTAGCAGAAAATACTCAAGAAATGGTCTATAGCGATAAAATTGGCAATTCTTATGCTTTCACTGGAAAACTTTTAAGAGGTCGTAAAGCAAGGCAAATTAGCGAATTTGGAATGAGTATTGAAAGCAACCCACAAATAGCGGGAGCAAGTAAAAACTACGCTGGATTTGTCAACAAAGGCACAAAGAAAATGAGAGCTAGACCCTACTTTGATAAAACAGTCCAGCAAGCTAAAAAACAAGGACAAATCATTTTAAATAATAATCTAAAAAAAGCAAATGGCTAACATTATCCCAACTCAAAAAGCAAAACTCAAAGAAATTCTAAATACTTTAATTTGGAAAGGGTCAACTTTTGCTCAAAAAGAAACGGAGGGAAAAAATCACATTACTACTTTCTTGACTACAAATATCAATCACACCCCGTCAATAATGATTTTCCACTCTGGACAAGTTAGCCAAGTAGCTGATACCGCAACTAATATTGAACTTAATACTTATACAGTCCGCTTGGCAACTAACAAAATCACAGAAGAAAGTCAAAACGACCTTGAACTTTTGGGAAGTCTTATTGTGGACATTTTAGTAAATAATTATGCTAAAACAAACGATTTTTGGTTAGAATTAAGAAATCTAAAGTTAGGCGATTATAAAATGAATGACAAAGAAACTCTATTTTATCGTGATTTAACTTTAGAATTAGTAATGTTTAAAACCCGTAATTTATCGCCGTAATATGTCAAAAACCACACCACAACCACCGCAACTCTTTGGCTTCAGTTTTCCACTTTTTGGATTTTCTTGCGAAGCCACAAACCTAGAAGAAGCTCAAACATTTTTACAATCTTTTCTAAATAATCAATAAATATGTCTTTACAATTAGGAAGTCAACAATTCGCCGCTTTTAAATTTGAAACTGTTCGTAACACCGCTGAACTCGTGCCAGATATTGTCTTTAAAATCAGTGAAGATAGTGTAAAACTGGAAAAAGAAAATGTCAACGACGCTATTATTTATGGTAATCGTGATAATAATTATGAAAACAGATTTACCAAAAAATCAGTCAAAGGTAAAATCAAAGGTATGATAAATACAAAAGATTTAGGCTATTTGCTAAAAATGGCGATGGCTCAACCTACAAGCTCAACTACGCTCGGGGCGACTACTCACACTTTTAGACCACTTAATTTGACCAGTGGAGTTGCTAACCTAAATTTGCCAAGTTTTACCTTCTTTCATTCTCGTGGTGCTTTTGGTATTCATAAAGCTAGGGGTTGTGTGATTGACGCCTTGACTTTTACAGTTGGGGAAAATGAAACCACTTTTGAGGCTGATATTATGGGGCTTGATGAAACTGAAGTAACTAATGGAACTGAAATTACAAATATCAGAGCGGCAATTAGCTATTCCACTCCTGATCCCAAATTGAACTTTGGAAATGTAGTCGTAAAACACGCAAGCACTTTTGCTGGGCTTGGGGCTGGAACTATTTTAAATGTCCGTCCAGATATTAAAATTTCAATCAAAAATAATGTTGCCTTTGATTTGTCCACTAGCTCCGCTCCAAACGCTGAGGCTACAAACTTTAACACCTACGCACAAAAATTTGAAGCAAGTGTTGAGTTATCATTTTTTGCTAGAACTGAAAGCAAGGCACTTTTTGACGCTTTTATGTCAAACACTCCGTCAGCTCAAAATAAAGCTTTTGAAATCAAACTTGAAAATCAAAGTTATGGAGTTTTGGGAACATCTACCCTTTTTAATTCAATTACTTTCCAAATTCCACAAGCTCTACCAATCTGCGAAATTCAACAACCACTAGACGAGGCAATTTCAGTCAATCTAAAACTGGAAAATCTAATAAATACACCAGCACAAGGCTATTCTATCCAAGCTATTCTTACAAACCTAACTGCTACTTACTAATTTTATGTCTACTTACACTATTAAAAAAGGTTTTACAATTCTTCCAGAACAAAGGCGAAAAATCCTACAAATGCCGTTAAAAGGTTTTGTTGCCAATCTTAATCAAAATACAAACGAAATGAAAATTCCAGTTGATTTGCTAAATAATAACCAACAAGAACTCGTAGACTATTTGATTTGTCTAGTTTGTGAAAAAGAAGACGGCAACCCGATTAACGAGCAAGAACTTTGTAATATATCAACAGAAGACTATAATAACCTTAAAAATCTAGTCAAAGAAGTCAACCCGTTTGGAGTTTTTGACATCAAAGCTGTCTAGTATGGAATGGCGAAACATCTTATATCTTGGAATTTACAATTTTGGTAAAACTGGCGAGTGGAAAGAATCAATTCATCTTGGCAACGAATGCTTTGATATGAGACTAACCATAGGCCAAAGAGACCTGATTGAAGATGTTTTGCTAAGCCTTGAAAATTGGACTTTTAGTGAGATCCAAAAAGTGAAAAAAGAAAGTGAAAACCAACCTATTTATTGTGAAATTATAAATGAAAATGGTAAATATGAAATGTATGAACACACCAAATACCAAATTATCAAAAAAATAATTAGTCAATTTAAAGCTGGGCAAGCTGAAAGCCAAAAATCTAAAAAATAATATGAACGAGAACATCATCAACCTTATTATTCAAGCCAAAAACTTGTCTAGCAACGCCCTTAATCAAGTCAAGGGACAAATTGGTGAGTTGCAAAAAACTAGTGAAAAAACTGGTAATGTATTAGCTGGAATGGGTGAAAATTTTAAAAAAGCGGTTAGTGCGGTGGCGATTGGTGCTGGAATAATGGCAGGGGCGATAGGTGGAATTTCAGTTGTTGGTTTTAATACTGCGGCATCTTTTCAAACTCAAATGTCGTCAATTAGTGCTTTGACTGGGGCAACGGCAAAAGAAATGGACGAGGTGCGGAAAGTTGCTTTGAAAGCTGGAGAAGAAACGGCTTTTTCTGCCCTTGAAGCGGCACAAGGTTTGGAGGAATTACTAAAAGCTGGATTAAATGTAGAACAAGCTAAAACTGGCTTAAAAGGTGCTTTAGATTTGGCGGCCGCTGGAGGAATTGGAGTTGCTGATGCGGCAGAAATAGCTAGCACGGCTCTAAATGCTTTTAAAAATGATAGTCTTTCTGTTGCACAAGCAAGTGATATTTTGGCTGGTGCTGCGAATGCCAGTGCGACTTCTGTTGCTGATTTAAAATTTGGATTGTCTGCCTCCTCTGCCGTTACAAGTGCCGTTGGAATGAGTTTTAAAGATACAAATACCGCTTTGGCTCTTTTTGCTCAAAATGGATTGAAAGGATCTGATGCGGGAACTTCTTTGAAAACAATGTTTTTGAATTTACAGCCTAGCACGGACGCTCAAGCTAGTTTATTTAACGAGTTAGGATTACAAACTGTAGAAACTGAAAAAGCGTTTAAAAAATTAAGTGAAAATGGTTTTACCCCTCTTTCAAAGTCAAGTGAAGATGTCCACATCGCAATATCAAAAGCACTTATAAATTTAATCAAATTGTTTTCAAAAATAATAATTGAATGATTTAATTTAGCAAATTCCAAAAGTTGACTTCCCAAATC